CTGGGTACTTCACAAGTACATTAGCAACTTTTTTAAGTGTGAATTTCATAGTCCTTTACCTTTATAAAAGCGTTTTGGTTTTACAATAGCAGGTCTTTCTGCCTCGTTTACTTCTCTGATTTGGTCGTTCTTCATTTGCCACCATTCTCTGATGATGTGCAAGAGAATCACAAAGGCGAAATAGACCACCCCTATGACTACTGCGATAATTACTGGTATTTCCATAGTGTTTTAAATTAAGGGGCGGTTAAGCCCCATTTTTTTTTACATTCCGTAATACATAGAGTCTTCACAACAAGAGCAGATGCGCATACGGCAGTCTTCTTTTAATGCTTGGCTTTTCTCTTGCTCAAAAATAGCGTCATAAATAGCCTCACCTTTGCGTGAGTGACCATCCCAACCTAACAACTGCTTGTGCAATGGCTTAGATTGTGGCATTTTAAACCAAGATTGATTAGGCAACCACTCTTGATACCAAGATGGAGTGCTTGAAAATTTTTGTCCTTTAAACTTACCAAAGTTTAGTACAAAGTCGCTGATGGTGTTTTTATCGTTTTGCATAGTACAAAGATACAACGCTTCTCCTAAAGTGCAAATATTTTTTCTATTTGGTAAATCGTTTTACAATTCTATGACATTACGAGTGAAGTATAGTTTGCAATAACTCCCAAGCAGCCTCTAACTTTTCGTCTATTTCAAACTGCAAATCGTGACGCTCTATCTCTGCAATGTGCATTTGTTTGCCTTCGGGCATACGAGGGTCGTAGGAAACGAAGTAGCCTTTAGGCAAGTCGGTTGCTAACATCCCAACTTGCATCTGGTAAAAATACTCTGGGTGTAAACTCTTTAAACTATCTGCATCGGTGATTGTAAAGTTCTTAAGGTGAATTGAACTGTTGTACGGGCATTTGATTTCTAAGATGGCATCTTCGCTTAGACCATCGGGAGAAAAGCCGCTATAATCTCCGTAGGGGATAAATACATACGTTTCACCCCCATAGTATGTCCACTCATTAAAGAAGTGCCTATTAAAAATTTGGAATGCCTCTGCTTCGTGGTCTTTACCCCAGTCAAGTGCATCTCCGTAGATTGGCTTGGAGATACCGGTTAGTATCTCCGCAGCCTTCTCGTATACGAATGTAGTAGCCGTTTGACTGAGCAACCCACCAGAACGTGAGTTGCCCATCAATTTGTAAATGACCGACGCGGTAAATCGGTTCATTCGTGCTTGTAACCATCGGTCTTCTGATTTTGTGTATGTAACTTCCATTGTCGTTCTATAAGTCATTTGGCTGCCTCTAACATTATCTTGTAATCTTCACTAAGAATAAACTTAGCCTCTATGTCTTTCACGCTACCGCCTTTAGAAACGTGTTCTACCGCCTTCTCCCACATTGGGTGTTTAGGGTGTAGGGTTTCTTTTGCAGTCGTTACCTTGTTGCCACTCGCAGCGTTTGCGTCATCGTCTTCCTGGTTAAGGTTAAAGATAGAAGCGAGTGCATAACGTCTTGCGTAAGTAATGGCACTACCTTGCTGCTGAGGGTTGTTAGCGTCTTTCATTCTTAAGACCTGTTCACTCTGCATAAACTCACCGCTCTCTGCGTGGTAGATGGTAGTTACTAAAATGTCATCGTGAGGGTGCTGAGTTACTAATATGCCGCACTCTTGCAAGATAGGATTGATAGTGTCTAATATGCTCGATAGGTCGGCATAGTTAGATTTAAAGTGTGGGTTCTTTGCAGTCTTCTTTACGCTGCTGACTTTCCCGTGAAAGGCAAATAGTGCCTTTGTCAAATTAGTGATGTTTTCTGAAGTTTTCATTTATAGGTTTTTACTTGGTTGTGAGAAATTACTGCCATCTCTTGAGGCTTTACATTGTAGTAGTAGATTAAATCGTGGATGACATCGTACTTTGCGTCATTGTCTAAGAAAGAAAAGTCTAAATATTTACGCTCATCTAATCTATCAAACATTACTGCGTGTTCGTAGTCATCTCCGAAGATTTGATAAGCCTTGTCTTCTATTGCTTTTCTATCAAAATACATAGAGCAATATGGGTACTCGACAACTAAAGTGTCTACCTCCGTAAATATTTGGCAATCAACTTGCATTGTTCACCTCCTCTAATGCTGCCTTAATAACGCTCATTGCTTTTGGGTTAATGATGTCCCCATTAAGATACTTTCTTACTGACGGCTGAGATACGCCCGTTGCCTCAGATACACGCTTAATCAAGCCGTGCTTCTTCTTTACTTTGATAAGTGTTACGATTTGTTGTAAATCCATTATAGTGCTATTACTTCGTTTGACTTAATGTAGTTAATCCAATCACCTTCTGTGTTGTAATACAACTCTTCAAATTCATTCTTACCTAATTTGATAGTGCGGTACTTGTTACCATTCAATAAAATGGTGTACGTTCTCTTGGTTTTGTTGCTCGTTACTTTCATAGTTTGTTCGTTTTGCATACACAAATGTAATACTATTTTCGATATTACAAAAATATTTTTCACAAAAGAGCAAAAAAAGGGGAAATAAATTCCCCTACTTGGTTAAACTATCTACAATGTAGGTAGAAATACGCTTTGCAAGTATCTCGGTTGTGACTTGTTGAAGAGCCGGTACTGCAAATGGCTGCTTTTTAGTTCCCTCTCTGCCTATTTTTTTGGCAATGACATAAGCAAGTGAGCGTGTTGCTGCTATCCTATCTGCACTCTTAGAAATAGTTTCTACTTGGATACTACGTTTGTTTTTAATCCACTCAAAGATATTTTGTATAGGTGGCATCTTACCTGCCTTTCTGCCGTTCTCTACATAGAACCAATAATCTTCCATCATAATAGAAAGATTATATCCGCCTGGTGGCTGCGTTATTTTAGGGTCTATGCTCTCAGATAGTCCGCTACTTGCATTCGTTTTGTTCTTCAGTAGGTTGTTTTGGAGTTGCTTTATTAACTCATTGCCCCAATTTTGAACAATAGCAATAATACCCTTATCATCAATAGGGTTTAAATTCTCAGCGTTCTTCCTTACATCCTCAAGTGTTAGCATAGGCGTATGCGACAAAATCATTTAATCGGTTATACCAACCTTGCCCAAATACGTCAAAGTCCTTTAAACGGCTTAAAAAGTACCTTCTATGTGCATCTAATGACTCAAAGGCAATACGCTGACCTTTGTGTTCTATCAACTGGTTAATTGCCGTAACCGTTTGATTTCCTATTTTACCATCTACGCCTACTTTGTAGCCTTGACTATTTAACCACTTTTGCACTTGACGTGAAGCACCGGCAACGCCACTACCCCAAGCAAAGTCCGTCACATATTCCGCTAAGATTTGTGACGAGATAGAATCTGCTTTAACGCCATTCCAATAGAGTTTGTAAATACCTCTAAAGTCATCGTGCGTCATTTTGTAGAAACGAGCAACGGCTTGTTCGGAGTTCCCATATTGGGAACGAAATACACGCCACGTTATACCTTTGTTGGTGTGGTAACCGCTGCCATCGGGCAATGGATGACGAGCAGCAGAATCTCGTGGGTGTTTTGATAGACCACCTTCCCACTTTAGGATGTAGTCTAAATTTGCTTTAGAGAGATTTCCCATTTGTTCTATTTTAAATTTGTAGTGTGTGTATACATTATTCAAATGCTTTACCGCAACTACTACCAATATTAACATCCATAGTTTTTTCATTGCCTACCTCCTTATTTAACCAATCCAAATATACAAGTGACTTTTTAAGGTCTTCTATTCCGTTTTTACTTCTATATCTCCAAATGTATTTTTGCACGTTCCCTTTTAAGTATCCGCAAAACTCTATATGCGACATACTTGCTTTAATGCATTCTATGCACTCAATTTCCCCTTGATAGTGCGATGGTTTATTTACTGCATCCATAATATTTTAAATTCGTCAAAAGGCAAAGATATGAAAAAAATATGTCCACCACGCAAATAAACTTGCGTTAATTCGTAAAACTCAGAAGCACCAACAACCTCAGATAAGTCTAAAACGCCTCTCTCTTCTACTTCTACCTCAGCGTCTAAATCTATGCCTAAACGCTCATACAAAGGGTCTACGTTGCCCTCACGAAATATGTAGTTTACTTCTATCTTCATTGTGTTTGGTACGTTCTTGCTTTGATTACTCTTTTTTCATTATTCTCAACACCATACCTATATGGCATTAACTCAAGCCATCTACCACCTATAAATCTTGGAGAAAATCCTTTTTCAATTGCCCAACCGGCTGCCCCATATTCATCCCCTTTTTTGTACTCATCTTTGTACGTTGCAGTACGAATCATTAATATATCTTTAGTATCTACTGAGTTCGTATGATTCATTTGCTCAACTCGGTAGTTCATTTCATAATCTTCGTGAACGTGACCTTGCCATATTAAGTCAGCACCTTGCACAAATGTAGACATTCTATTATGTCCGATAACTCCCTTAGTAACTGCACCA